ATGCGGGCTTCGTTTCGCCTTTACCCTTGTTTGGTGGTTTTGGCGTCTTTATAACGTTGCTCGTGATTTTGCCATTATGATGTATGATCTGCACGCCATAATACTTCGTGACGTGCATAATGTGCTCATTCGTTGGCAAAAGTTTAACCATTATGAGAAATTTGTGATGGTTAGCCTTATGGCGCCCCTTTATGGGGCGATCCCCTCGTTTGGGTTTGTCATTGCTTTGTACGCTTGCTTCGCATCCGTGGCATTCTACACTTATTGCTGTGGTATTGCGAGCGCTTGCAGGTACATGCGTGATTATTCTAACCCTAAGACAAACAAGCGGAAGAATTGGAAGGTTCTTCGCGCGGCTTACCCGGAAATTTTCCGATCAGTCTACCTCAACCACGTTTTTGGCACCAGATTCGATATTGACGAGTACGAGAATTTCGTCTTACAGTCCTCAATGATTATTGACTGGGGCGATTTTATTGTCAGGTTTTTCAAAGAAGGTTCATTGGATATTGCTGACATTTTTAAGTCGGCCCCGAATGTTACGAACAGGGTCAGGAACTTTGTTTCTGAAATTCCAGCGACGTATCGGTGTCTCGACCGCATTTTGGAAATGAAAACGGGCCTTCGCATCCACAATTATGTGTTGCTCGCCGCTTGTGCTGCATACATTAGGCGCAACGGTGGGTGGAGCTCGCAGTCGCCGAAGATAGCAATCGCTCGTGGATATGTAGGTTATTGCGCGTCTCACATAATGCTTGCACTTTGTCGTGACGTCAACCTATCACGATTCACCACGTGGGTCTTCTACGTATGCTCTGAGGGCGTCGTGCGGGATTTTTGTGAGCGCGGGCCTGATGCGCTTGACCGTTCTGAATTCGTCTTCAATGCTGGTGGTGGAAGCTCGATGAGCCAGTTGTATGACGATATTGCCTCTTTTGCCAAGACTGACCTTTTCTGGATTGTCAAATGCACACTCCGACTTACTTTTGCACTCGGAGCGCTGTATTTTGGCATTAAGAATGGGAAGAACTGGGAGTCCATTGTTGGTTCTGCAGGCTTCACTGCCAATATGAAAGCTATCGCAGGGTTTAAGGGTCATGCGATTGTCAGCGAGTTTATGGCGATGTATGACCGGCTTTACACGTCGTACGTTACTGGATCTTTATCATCTTTTTTTGACATTGATGATGCTGACAACGACATCTTCCGGCGTTATGATTGGTTCATGCACGCAGACATCGCGAAACTCGATTCAGGAATTCCGAATTTTGCTGGCGACTCTATGATTTATTACCACGAGTTCCTCAAGTTTGGTGACGATCTGCGTAAGGACATTCGCGACAGAGTTGCTGCTGAGTCCAGACAGCTTAGTGTGCGCAATTCCTGGAAGAGTAAGGGTACTATGGTAGAGGCACGTCACACCGAGGTTGCACATAAGCTTGACTCTCTCGGCATGCACGCCGCGCCGTACGCTGTTCTGTTAGCGGGTAAATCGTCTATTGGCAAGAGCCTTCTTACGGCAATTTTGCGCAAGGTTTGCTGTACTGCAATGGGCTTGCCCGCTGATGATACATACACGTATATCGTGAATGACCTCATGAAACATTGGGACGGCTTCTGCAGTCACATGCATACACTCTTGTGGGATGATGCTAGCGCTGTTCAGCTTCAGTCTGGAGATCCGCTTTTCCTCGGCAGTTGGCTAAACGTTATTGGGAATAACCCTTACGTACCACCTGCAGCTGATTTGTCGAACAAGGGGCGGTTCCGTGCGAATTTTAAGTTCGCATTTGTGACATCGAACTCCATTGAATTGCAGGCTAATCTCGTCATGAACGCTCCAGAAGCTGTCATGCGACGGTTCAAAGTTGTCGTTGTACCGACTCTCAAGAAGACCAGTGAGGGACCAAATGGTGTTATTCGTAGCTTGGCACACGACGACGTCAGGACTACAGCTGACATGGACCACTGGAGCTTCTGTGTCATGAGGCCTGCACTTTACGGTAATGTTGTGCGCAAGGATCAGTATAGCACGAGTGACGGCACGCGGAAAACCATCACGTATAATGGGATAGTTTACAACGTACTGCATGATGGGTGTGATCTCGTGGAGCTCAGCAAGTTTCTTCATGAAGACGTCGTTGATCATTTCCGCAGCCAGGAGAAGGTGTTGGAGGCTGCAGACGGCGTTAAGAACGGGAGATTTGATCCGGAGACTGGTGTACTTACTTTCCAGTCTGGGATGATCAGCAGCGGGTTCCTGTCCAACGTGGCGTGCGTTGCTGTGGCCTGTGTTCTTGTGTTTTTTCCATACGTCCATTTCGCAGTCTTCGTACGCAATGTGTTGATGTGCATGAATGCCAGGTGTATCGTTTTTGTTTTGATGACTATTGCGATATTCTGGTTTGATGTCGGCGCAATGTTGTCTGCAGATCGTCGCGTCCTTGCACTATATCGCATTGTGTGGTATCAGACAGTGATCTACAGGTGTGTGCGTGCCTTTGCCGCTGTGACTCTGCCTTCATTTTTGACAGAGATGCGTATGGGGCGGTGGAACCCTTTCCGTGATCGCATCAGGAGCGTCGAGGCACTTGCCAGTATCGCAATGCGCCTCAACTCACTTCGCACGTTCGATGTGCGTGGTCACGTGATGCGGCTTTGCACCCCGCGCAACGTGATAGTGATTGGCTCACTGGCTGCAGTCGTTCTTTGTCTGCGTGTCACAACAGAGTGGTTCTTCCAATCTGGTGGCGAACATTCATATGACACTGCTCCTAAAGCCGTATGGAGTGCACATCATGCTCCGCGTGATTACACCAATACTTCGCAGTCCGTATCGGATCCCATGTCTGTGGTTCAGAAAGTCGCGCGCAACGTGCGTCGTTTCACCGTTCGTAAGGGCAATAAGTCGATGTCTGGGATTTTTGTCGAATTGTGCGTCGTCGGCGGATTTAACCTCTGCGTCACGAACTACCACTATTATGACATAATTGGCAAGGGCAAATGCACTTTCATCATCCCATATGGTGGCGTTATTGGAGAAAAAGGGGGCGTCATTAGCAATACCAGGCGCATTGACGTGGACGAGGAAGACACGAAACGCGTCTGCGCTATGCACGATCGCGACCTCTTGTTCTTTGTCTACCAATCATCCCACAGCCCTGATATCACCAAGTACATAGCCGGGCCTAGGCATTGTTCATCCACCCAGTCTCCAATGTACATGGCGACGCGGCGCACGAACGATGAAGATCCAATCATCTCAGTATCCAATTATTCAGCGCACAGGGAGGGTGAGTTCGCGTGCTTGAAATTTGGTGGTGGAAAAACCGAGTTTGCCAACATCGGAAGATTTTGTGGTAGTTTTGACAGAGCACCAGACTTCGGCGACTGTGGTTCACCTTATCTACAGACTGATGGCAAGGCTGTGGCGATTGTTGGTCTCCATGCTGCGCACGACAAGAATAGCGGGGTCAGTGTTGCTTTCTCTTTGAACTCTGCTGATGTCGAGGCGGCGAAGGCCCATTTTGTATCGATGCCCACGTTCGCATCTGGAAACGTCGGATCTGAAGCGTGGGATTCGCTTTGTGCGTTCGATCGGGATTACAATACCTTCCCCGCGGCGCCTCGACCAGTCGTTGGGAGGTTGTCTGAGAGGAGCGTTTTCCGACAGATCAATAATCCGGACGATGACATCACTGGGACCATCGACATCGTGGGTTCAATACAGGCCTCTTCATTGCCGCCTCACACCAAAGTCCGTAGCAATCCGTACGCAAAGCAATTGACTGATGGCACTGGCTTTCCTGGTGGTGGGAAGGTTCCGCCTTCGCGTTTGAAGGGGGATAGGCTTTACCGTGCGAAGCGGTACTTCATTCGCAACATTGCTGCGATTAAGGATACGTTTGGACCATCTGACATTACGGATGCCATTATGCTCTACATCATCGATTGGACGGCTCGCCTTTATCACAACTGCATGTCGGAAGTGCGACCACTCACTTTCGACGAGTCGATCAATGGTGTGAAGGTTGGATATCTGGCCAAATACATGCCCGGAATTGATATGTCAACGAGTGGCGGTTTTGGTAACGAAGGGCCAAAGCGGAACCTCATCGCGCGCAGCGATCCTGGAAACATCTTATTTTCTGATGATATTATGGACCAGGCTCACAATATAGATGAAGCCGTTCGTAACGGCCGAAGGCCCAACCCAGAAGACGTTATGTTCAATTCTCACTTCAAAGACGAGCCTATCTCGCCTGAGAAGGACCGCATTGCTAAGCTCCGCATCATCAACGCAGGCCCTGTTGGTTTCCTTATAGTGTTTCGCAAGTATATTCTGCCAATTATAGCGTTCATTGCTAGCAATCGCCTCGCGTTTGAGAGCTGCCCGAGCACTGTAGTTCAGAGTTATGAGTGGACGCTGCTTCGCTACTCTTTCACTGGAGAGCATGTAGGGGATCAGGCGAATCGCTTGTACATCGATGGTGATTATAAGGGGTGGGATGCTTCACTTCAGAAGTGCCTCGTTCTTTGTTTCTTCCGCGTTGCTTACCATATCGCAAAATGTAGTGGGAATTATGATGAGGAAGACCTTCGCGCCATCGCTGGGCTCAGTTTTGTCGTCTGTGAATCGTACATCAACTTTTTTGGCGACGTCATCATGATGACATGCTTTCAGCCTTCCGGGCAGCCTGCCACCGCACAGACCAATGGCGTCATTAACTCGATCCTATTTAGGTACGTGTGGATGTCAGTGGGGCTTGATCCTTTGGAATTTCGTCACAATGTTCACATTCTTGTCTACGGCGATGATAATGTTGGTTCAGTCAATTGCCGCTATGCTAGTCTCTTCAACAAGCGTGTGATGGCAAACACTCTTCTTCCGCATGGAATCTTTTACACTAATGCGGATAAGTCTGCTGATATTACCGACTTCACCCCACTTGGCGACATCGATTTCCTTAAGCGCAAATGGGTATGGGACGATGCACTCAGTGCGTACCTTGCGCCACTTAGCGTTGCGACGCTCGGCAACATGTGTTGCATTTACAGGAGTGGTGGGATCAAGAACACCGATTTTGATCAGATCGTTTCCACGTTGCGCAGTTTGTGTGAGGAGTCGTTTTTCCATGGTCCCCTTGTTCACAAGAAGGTGGTTGATGTTGTTA